CCAAATCAACGAGCGCAGTCGCATTGTGCATGACGGCAAGGTGTACCAGGTAATTCCTGAGACTTTCCATCCGTACAAGCCAGATAACACGCTGCAATTCCATGCGCAAATAGTAATTAACGACAAGATAGGGACATGAAAGGGAAAAAAGCAAAAGGGAAGAAAACGGCCAAGCTGCCACCGATGCCGAAGGGCGACAGGGTGGTGGCGATGATCCATTTCAACACGCCAGAGATTACGGAGGCGGCGGTGCAGTCGATTCGCAAGCATGGCGGTGAGAAGTATGAGATTGTCATCTTCGACAATTCGGCTGACTCGACTACGACGCTGGGCACGAACTATGCGCGGCCATTCACGGCGAAGTTGCCGGGCGTGACGGTGATTGACAACACGAAGGGACAGGTGATTGACTTCGACAAGTTCCTCGCTGAGTACCCAGACCGCGAGCCGTATTGGGCGATGCTGTCGAACTTCGGCAGCGCGAAGCACATCCGCACGGTGCAGGAGCTTTGGCGGCTGATTCCGCAAGGGTTCGTGCTGCTCGAAGGTGACGCGATACTGACGAAGCCGATTGACTGGATGTGGCGCGAGGAGTTTGCGGTGGTGGCAAAGGTGGCGTGGAAGAACGGCAACAAGATTTCGATTGCCAGATACATGCCGTACCTGATGTATATGAACGTGCCAAAGCTGGTGGCGAAGGGCGTGAATTTCTTCGACCCGAAACGCTGCTGGGCACTCCAGAAAGGCGAGATGACGCGGGGCAACTGGTACGACACAGCGGCTTCGCTCTTAGAGGATGTCATCAACGGAAAGCCTGAACTTGTCGGATGGAACGTGAAGGAACTGACGGACTACTACGCCCACTACGACGGCGGCTCGTGGAAAAAATGCGACATTGGAAATCAGGTGATGTTCCTGAAGCGTAACCTCAGACACTGGGAGTCGGTGCAACAGTTGAAAGATAAGAAGTTAAAGAAGGTGGCCATCTGTGCCATTGGCAGGATGGAGAACCGCTACGCCAAGGAGTTCGTGGAGCACTACAAGCGTCTGGGAGTGTCGAAGATGTTCATTTACGACAACTGGATGACGGGCGACAAGGAGAAGTTGAATGACGTAATGAAGGGTTACGGCGACTTGGTGGAGGTCATCGACTACCACGACCGCGAAATGGCTCAGATGAGTGCCTTCAATGACTGCTACCGTCAGCACGGCCACGAATACGGGTGGATTGGTTTCTTGGACTTCGACGAGTTCCTGGAGTTTGCCGACAAGACGATGGACGTGGAGCGGTATTTCAGCCAGTTCGAGGATAAGGACTGTGTGCTGCTGAACTGGCGAGTGATGACCGACAACGGGCTGACGCATTACGAAGATAAGCCTCTGTCGGAGCGATTCACCGAACCGATGGAACTTGACCGACATGTGAAATTCAGCTCTCAGCCGGAAAACAATCATGTGAAGGCGTTTGTGCGTGGCGGTTTGCAGGGTGTGGCCTTTGCCATTCCCCACTTCCCGGAGGTGCCGACGCTGCGGTGTGTGAACGACAAGGGCGACGCGGTGGCGCAGGCTGGCATGAATCCCTACGACCACACGGCGGCATGGATTAACCACTATCACACCAAGACTGCCGAGGAATTTGTGGAAAAGGTCAAACGTGGATTCCCTGACAGACCAAAGGATAACGACATCTACCAGAAGAGGGCCGTGGAGTATTTCTTCAAGATCAATGAGCGCACAGCGGAGAAGGAAGAGGTGCTGAAAGCGTTGGTAAACCCGTAACCACGATTCACAAGATTAGAAAAAGTAATTGATATGGAATTATTTGGATCAAATTTCAATCTCTTCCGAAAGCGCGAGGCACCAACTCCGGGTGTCCCTTCGAGCACCATGCCGCCGGAACCCGAGAAACCGCAGGGTGCTGACTACATGGAGCGCATAGCTTACACCCGCTCGCCGCAGCAGGCTTTGCTCGTGGCGGTGGTATATCAGGCCGTGCGCCTGCGCTCGGACGTGATGTCGGTGATGCCGGTGCAGTATCAGAAGAAGGACTTCGAGGGCGGAAACTTCGTACAGGACATGCGCGGACTGGGCAAGCGCATCAACTATCTGTTGCAAGAAGAGCCAAACCCCATTATGACCGCTGCCGACATGTGGCGACTGGTGGAGATAAACCGCCTGCTCTACGGAAATGCCTTCATCTACATCGAGCGCGACGAGTTTGGATTCCCCGCTCAGTTGTGGTTCGTCAAGACTTGTGGCTACAACATCGACACCGCCACTTATGCCAGCATCACCTTCCTCACCGATCACGGTTACATGACGCTGACCAACGTGCCAGCTGCCGACGTGATGCACTTCCCGAACACATTCCGCTATCCCAATGGTTGGGGCATCCCGACGCTCCAGTACGCCAACGAGACGCTGGCACTGAACCGCACCATCAAGCAGCAGTCGTTAGAGACAGCCGCAAAGGGTGGTCGCGTCAAGGGTATCATCTCGGAGAAACAACCGACGCAGGGACAGGGCACACTGGCCTTCGGACTGCTGAACCAGGGCGAGGTGCAAAAGACTGCCCAGGAGATGCAGAAGATGTTCTACACGGGTCATGACATCGTGAGCATGCACGGGCTTGAAGATTTTAAGAACCTGTCGATGACCAGTCAGGACATGCAGATGTTTGAGCAACTGGGCGGCACGAACGACGACGCGGCAAGGTTTTTCGGCACTCCGCGCCCGTTGGTCATGCTTGACACCAACAGCCACTACAACGACTATCAGAACGCCACAATGGAGTTCCACAGCCGTACCATTCTGCCGCAGAAAAACGGCAACGAAAAGGAGATTGCGCGAAAGCTGATAGGCTTCAAGGACTACGGCGTGCGCCGCATCCACATCTGCGAAGACCCGCTCATGGTGATGGACCCCGAACGCCGTGCGAAGGTGGCACAGCTGAAGATGCAGGCAGGACTCTGCACCGTGAACGAAGCTCGCCGCGACTTCGACATGCCAGCCGTGGAGGATGGCGACGTGCCAATGGCCAGTGCCAACCTCATGACGCTGAAAGCTCTCATCGCCAAGAGCGACGCAGGCACCCAGCTGAAGCCCGGCAACTACACCGTAGGAGAACCGCCAAAGGAGGGCGAAAACCAATAGTTTTTCATTGCAGTTTCGACTATGGCAAACCGAGCAATAGACATACCGCAGCGATACTACGTCGAAGACTCTTTGTTTCCGACTGACAACCTTTTGGAGATTCCGCAACTGAGGGCTGATATGCAGCCAAAGAGTTGCGCTATCCCGTTTGTGTTGTTTGGTGAACAAAGACGCTCATTCCAAATGAAGGGGCAGGGCACGCTCTGCTTCTACACCGACGACTACCGTTTTGCGACCGTCTATGAGCACCCCGAAAAAATCCTCTACATGCAGCCGAAGAACATCGTTGAGCCTAACTTCTCGCTCTACGACGAGACTCCGATTGCCTTCGGTATGCAGCAGATTTACAAGAAGCGTTGGATAGGCCGTGCGATGCAAGAGCGTGGCGTGAGAGTGTTCGTGGATTTGTGCTGTTCGCCCAAGTTCTACAAGCTGAACCTGATGGGCGTGCCTGCCGGTTATCACTCGTTTTGCACCCGTGGCTATTCGCACCAGGTGGAGCACTTGGCCTTCGAGTTGGAGATGGCGAAGATGATAGCGGGCGACAACGAGCTGCTGTTTGTGTGCTACGGCGGTGGCGATCCGTGCAAGCAGTTCTGCCGTGAGAACGGGCTGGTGTACGTCACGCCCGTTGTCGAGGTAAGGAACAAAGACCAGCGACACCAGAAGATGAAGGAGGCCGTGGCTTTCTTCGACCAAGAGATAAGCATGACCGCACTCAATCCCAAACTGAACGACCTGCCGAAACTGGAGCAGATGATGGGCGAGAGGGTGGAAGATTTCAGACAACATTCTATTGCAGTTTCAGAAAGAAAGGAGGTGGCAAATGGGTAGAGGACACGGAAGCGGACGTGGTGTAAGTGCCAAGGCTGGCGGATTCCAGGGCGACCGTTCGATGCGCGATATGTCAGCAGGATTGGCCAAAGCCGTTTCCGCTGCTGAAAGAGATATACGAGACAAGTCCGTTGAGCATGGATTTGTTTTCGACAAAGACGGCAACATCATAGACCGAGGAATCGGACGCAATGGAAGCGTAATGCTCCGACACGAAGCCGATGCAATCATGACACACAACCACCCAGCCGTTGAAGCAAACGGCAAAAGACGTGCAGATGGTGGCGGTTCATTCTCGAAAGAGGATGTTATGGGCGCACTTGGTCACAATATGCAAGAAATCCGAGCCGTCACGGAACACTACACCTATTCCCTGAAACGACCAAAAGCCGGATGGGGCATCGACTACTCAAAAGGCTTCAGGGGTAGCGCATACACATTCACCGAAACCGGACGAAGAAAGACCGAAGGACTTCTCAAAAAGGAAAGAACGTGGAAGAAGGCTGAGGATTACATCAACCGCAAGCTGAACAGTTACGTCGCCAACTACAAAGGCGACAGGGCGACAGCCATCAGACGCGGTGAAACTCTCCGCTCCCATCTCATCGTAAAAGCATACGCAAAGAATTACGGATGGGAATACACAAAGACCTACAATCCGTAGTAAACCCCAGACACGAAAATCCGCGTATAACGTAACGTGAAATAGAAATTGACGTAAGGTAAAATTAAAATTGACGTAACGATATGGCACAACTGACATTGAAGGTCAAGAAGGTGGCCAATAAGAACCTTCGCACGAAAGTAATGGGCTACGCCAGCCGCGCTATTGCTAACGGCGTTGCCACGTTTGATGACATCTGCACCGCAGCAGCCACCAACACGACGCTCCACCCCAAGGAGCTGGCACTGGCTTTCGGGCTGGCACTCGACGCTGTGCGCGACGCGCTGAAGAACGGCAAGATCGTTGACCTCGACCAGATAGGCCGACTCTACCCCGCCATCAGTTCACATTGGACGGCAACGGAAGATGAACAGTCACTCGACGGCCTGACAAAGCGCGTGGCTTATCGCCCCTCGCAGGAAATCACCGCAGCCATCGCCGGTGCTAAACTGGCTTGGGCCACGAAGAAGGAGGCCGAGGAGAGCGAGAACAACGGAACCACCACAGACGACCCCAACGAGGGCAACGACAACGGCGGCGGCAGCAATGACCAGCCGGGCGAACTGGAGGGATAAACGTATCACTTTGCTTTGCAGTTTCACAGCACTATGGCATACACCCCAAACCCCACGAAGGAAGAGATTGACGCGCTGGAGCGCGAAATCGAAAAGAGCCGTCGCCGTCAGCGCGTCCGCACGGCGGTAAACCCTGAACGCAGTTATGCGGGATAAGTAGTAACATCATTTAATCGAGATAGACGATATGAAACAAGTAAGATTCGTACCTATCGAGGCTTGCAATCTGCAAGTCCGAGAACCACAGGAAGGTGAGCAGGAAAGCCGCACCATCATCGGTATGCCGATAGTGTATGGCTGCCGCTCATGCAACCTCACCCCGTGGTCGGAAGACCGCGAGGTCTATGAAGTGCTGGAGGCAGGCTTCATCAGTCCCGAACTGCTTCAGCGGTCGGACGTGGTGCTGAACCTGAACCACAGCAACTTGGTAACTGACATTCTGGGACGCTACCGCAACTCAGAACGTGACACCCTCGCCCTCGACATGCAACCGACGGGCATCGCCTGCCGTTGCAGCCTGCCCCGCACATCGAACGCCAGCGACGCGCTGGAACTGATGCGCCGTGGCGACATCGACGGCATGTCGTTCGCATTCAACGACAACCCCAACGACAAGGAAAGCGTGACCTACGAGCGCACCAATGAGCGCAGTGCCGACGGCAAGGAGGTATGGCTCCGTCACGTCCGCAAGGCTACCGGCTTCTTCGACGTGGCCATCGTCACCCATCCCGCCTACGGTCAGACATCGGTAGTGACCCGCGAGTTTGCCGACGAGATCATGCGCCAGATTGATGAGCAGATAGAGGCTCACAAGCGCGAATGTGGCGGTGGCGACGACGACGAAGCCAAGAAGAAGGCTGAGGAGGAAGCCGCCAAGCGTGCTGCCGAAGAGGAAGCCAAGAAAAAGGCTGAGGAAGAGGAATCCGCCAAGCGTGAAGCCGAGGCAAAGGCCAAGGAGGAGCAGGAAGCCCGCGAACTCGAAGAGCAGGAGCAGCGTTTCCGCGAGCAGCAGGCTATGCGTCTGCGCTACCAAGCCCGCCGACTCAACGACGAAATTTTAACATCACTTGAATATTAACCAATTAAAAGTTTTTGCATCATGAAAGAAATGACAAAGACCCAGATTCAGGAGCGTCAACTCGCTATCATGAATCGCATGCACGAGATGGAAGAGAAGTCTCGTGAAGCAAACAACGGCAACATCCTCTTCACCGAGGCTGAGAGTGCCGAGTATCGTTCACTTTGCGACGAGTCAGCCGGACTCAGCGCACGCGCCAAGGCTATGGCCAGCGGTGCAGAGCTCCGTGCCATTGAGGAGCGCGAAGACCTGGGCAAGCAGCTGCGCGAGCGCATCAAGGCTTGCGGTCTGGAGAAGCGTGCCGAGAGCACTACCATCCTTGCCTTCAAGGACACCGAGGGTGGCAACACTACCGCTAACCTCGAAGCCGGTGGCTTGATTCCCATCGAGATTCTGCCGCTGATTGACACGAAGGTGCCCGGCATCGAACTGCCCGACGACCTCCGCATGGCTACTGGCGTGACCGGCACACAGGTGATTCCTTACAGCGTGAACGACGTTAAGTTCACCGTAGAGGGTGAGGTGACCAAGGTGGCTGAGCAGGCTCTTGACTTCGCCAACATCCAGGCCGCTCCCGTCCGCGTCGCTGCCAGCGTTCCCGTCAGCTTCCGTGCTATCGACAACGCTGCCTTCGACATCATCGCCTTCATCACCTTCAAGTTCACGAAGGGCTGGGCTATGTTCCGCGCTCTCCACGTCTATGCACACGGTGAGTACACCAAGTTGCAGTCGCCGTTCGGCAAGGTCACTCCCGTTAATCTCACTCTTGACGACAACATCGGTGAGAACATCGCCAAGGAAATCGCCAAGATGTACGACAAGGGCTTCGAGGGTGAACCTGAGATCATCATGGACAAGACTACCGAGGTAGCTCTGAAGTTCAAGAAGCTCATCCCTGGCACCACCGACTCCAACCGCACCGTCATCGAGGATGGCCGCTGCTGCGGTTACAAGTACAAAGTGAGCCCCTATGTGGACTACGCCATCGCCAGCGACGGTGTTGCTACGAAGGACGCTACCTACCGCTACATCGCAATCGGTCACTTCGGCTATCTGGCAGAGCAGCAGCACGGCGAACTCCGCTTTAACATCGACGGTACCTCTCAGGCCAACTTCGACCGTGGCACGGTTGCCATCGGCATGAGCACCGACTACTCGCTCACTGAGCTCTCCGGCAAGGTGAACGGTGGTAACGGCACTCCGCAGGCATTCGCCCTGATCAAGCTCATCGAAGAGCCCACCACACACTAATCTCTTCATGGTTCCTTGACCGGCTGGCGGCTCCGATGCAGCAGCAAAGGTTGTCCGCCGGTCGGTTCCGGAAAATTTGGAAGTAAAAAGTAACAACGTCGCATAAGTAGAACATGTCACTGGCCATTGATACGATATTCGTTGACGCGCTGAAGTCGAACACCGAACTGATGGAGCTGTTGGGTGAGACGGAAACCACGCCTCCAAGACTCTGGGGGGCGGCCATCCCGATGCCAGAACAGGATGCAGCCAACGTCCCCGATCCTATCATCATCGTATTGTTTTCAAGCCTTACCAATGAAGGGCAGACGAAGGACAATCCATATGAAGGTGACGAGGACTCGGTGAACATAGCCGTCAAGGTGACAGGCCGCACGCTCGACGAGCTGCACCAGCTGACGCAGATGGTGCGCGACACCATCCGCAACTACATGATGACCCAGGAATCACCTGTCGAAGACTACCAGTTCGCCGCCCAGAGCATCATGTACGACGATGAGCGTCCCTGCTATCACCAAGTGCTCACCTACCAATGCGACACCTTACGCGATTACGAATATGAAAGAGAAAACGACACAGGAGCAGCCGCAGGAGCAACCGCAGGAGGCGGGGCAGGAGAACCTGCCCCAGCAACCGAAGGCTGAAACTCTTGTCTGCCCATTCACACTCAATGCCAACAGTCGCGAGGAGCTGTTCACGAAGTTTGAGCAGTTGAAAGCCGACAACGAAGGCATTACTCTCGCTGCCGGTGCCGTCGGCAAATCTGAGGACGGCACTTACTTGCTAAGAGTTGACACCATTTAATGACAATAGAAATGGCAATACTAAAAGGACAAAATTTCCGAATCCTTACCTTCGACACCACGACCGAGAAATACAAGTGCGTTGGCATGGCCACGAACTGTACCGTTTCGCTTAATACGAATACGGAATCAATCGCGACCAAGGACGACTATATCCTGGCAGAAAAGCCAGCCGTTGTCAGCAAGTCGTGGCAGGTGCAAGTTGATTCTCTGGATGTCTCTGATGTCGCAGCCCTGTTGACAGCCATCAAGAACTTCACAAAGTTTAAGCTGTTGTGGACTGAGACAATGACAATGGACAACCAGGCACCCGAATTGGACGTGCCGTTTGCACGGACTGGCGACGCGTTGTTGACAGACGCGACATTCCAATTCGACGACCGCACCAATTCCACCAAGTCTTTGCAGTTTACAGGTGTTTCGCCCATTGCTGTACTCAGCGACGATCCTCCTTACGAGTCGGTCATCGTTTCCACAATCACCAAGGGTCAGTATGTGCGTCTGTTCTTAAGCAGCAACAATACTTTGGCACCAGCCAAGGTTATTGCAGCCGCAAAACAGCTCAGTCTGCATATCAGCGTGAGCCTGGAGGACAGTACGACGAAAGACACCGATGGAGATTTCCAAGTACAGGAGCCAACTGCTCTGAACTACGACATTTCCTCAAATGCGCTTGTTCGTAGTGGTGAAACCATCACATCGAGCGTTGACGGGATGACGTACAACGCCATACAGGAAGTCTACGAGGTTTCGGAACCCGTGAAATGGCAGATTGCAAACGTTTCAGGAGCGAACAACCGCACAAAGGGGAGCATCATCGCCAGCGGTTCGTGCATCGTCTCTCAGTTGCAAGTCTCTGCCGCAAACCGAGCAACAGCGACTTATCAAACCAGTTTGACAGGATATGGCGCATACACTGTTGGTGCATAATAATCTCTGTATTCAAGCCCTCTCGCCATTTCAGCTTTCCTTTTTGAGTTGACTTTGGGCGGGAGGGATTCTAAAAAAATCAGAATCAAAAAACAAAAGGAACTATGGAACAGATTGTAATCAAGGGTAAGCAGTACCCGGTAGTATTTACGATGCTGACGATGATCAACTACGAGGACATCGCAGGAAAGCAGTTTTTCGGCGAATCGTTTAACAGCATCAAGCAGCAGCTCGCGTTGGTGGTTGCCGCCGCCAAGGCCGCTGACAACGAGGCAAAAATCACGGTGGAGCAGTTGGCCGACACTGCCGACCAAGAGCAAATGAAAGAAGTGTTTACGGCCGTCGGCGTGGTGATGAGACTCTACGCAGAGTTTTTCGCAAAGCCAGCCGTGGAGCCGGAAGACAAGGCCGAAGAAAACGCAAAAAACTGAAAACCGCCCACGAACTATACCAGCTAATCGTGGGCGAAATTGGAATACCGCGACGGGAATTCCTGAACGAACTGAAATGGTGGGAGGTGAAAAGCCTCGTTCGTGGCTATCACGCACGACAGCATTCGAGCTGGGAGCAAGCGCGGCTCATAGCGTACCATGTAAGATATTGCATGGGGTTGCAGAAAGGCGAAGTGGCAAAGCGCATCGGCGAATGGCTGCCTTTCAGCTGGGAGCAAGAACACACCGAAGGCCGACAGCTGACCGAGGACGAGTGCATAAAAATGCAGCAAGAAATAGATGCCTACAACCGCCAGCTTGCTGAAAAGGCAAAACAGGAATAATATACTACTTTTCTCTAAAACGGATACACGCATTTTTTCATGATTGATTTGTTAAACGTTAGTAAGTTTTTAGTTATTGGTAATTTAGCGAAGCACCCCGCAGAGAATGCGCGGTGCTTTTTTGGTAAACCAACGGCGACGTTTCGTGGGTGAAATGTATGGCAGTAGTTGTAGATACAAGCGTATTGGAGAAGCAGATGAAGGTGTTGCAGGCAGCAGCATCCATGAATGGCGAACTTGGCGACCGTCTGAGGAAGGCAATCGCTGACGAAATGAAGGCAGCACGCAACAGAGTTGTTGGCGACATCAAGTTTGACAACGGCGATCCTCGCGGTGCAGCTCAGTCTATTCGGCGCATTGCCTACAAAAAGATTCTCGGCGGTAACATCAACATTCTTAACGGTGGGAAATCAGGATCACGTTCCAACTACGAGGCTCCGCGCAAAGTGTACCCAGGCATGAATGGACAGCGTGGCGGCAATAGAATGCCCAGAAGCCAGCGAACGGACGACATGTTGCACTATGGGCCTACACAAAGAGGCTTTATTTTGCGAGTAGTAAATTCTGGAACCATCCCTCGCTATTCAGGAGGTGGCCGCATAGAGTTACGCGGTTCGTCAAAGAGAAATTTCTTCAAAATGCAAGAAGAGGGTAATGGTTATCGTGGCTCCATCGCTCCGCGAAACTTCTTTGGTATAAGGGGAGAGATTGAAATGGAAAAAGCTCTCAGCAATCTACAGCAAATCATTGAAGAGGAATTTAACAAATTGTTTGAATAATGGCGGCAACATCAGTTCTAAAACTCGTCGTTGACGATAGGGAATACAGCGCATCTTTGAAAGATGCACGCAAGGGAATGCAAGATTTGCAAGAGGCGTTGCAGTCCACTGGCAAGTCGTTTTCCACGGTAGACAAGAGCATCGTGGAATATGCACGCGCTATGGGGCAGATGGAAACCACGTCAAAAACAGCCAAGGGAAAAATCGGCGAAATGACGCAGGCGTTCATCGAGCTTTCGCAGGTTTACGGAAAGATGACCGAGCAGGAGAAAGCGTCGCCTGTCGGTCAAGCCCTGTCCGAAAGCCTCGAACAGCTAAAGCAGCGAACTGTTGCAGCAAAGGAAGAGCTGGCCAACCTCGAAGGGGAGCTGAAACCCGTCAGCACATCGACGCAAGAGACGGGCGGCATGATGGAAATGCTGAAAGACAAGCTGACCGTCAATATTGATGCCGTCAAACTGTTCTCACTTGGTTTGCAGGCGGCAAAAGCGGCTCTCGACGTGGCCAAGGATGCTTTCTTCAGCAACGAGCAGTTGCTTGACGAGTGGGGGCGCACCGTCGAGTCGGTCGAGGGCGTTTACAAAGGATTCTTGGATTCCCTTAACTCTGGCGACTTCAGCGGTTTCATTTCCAATATACACAATATCACCCAAGCAGCCCGTGAAGCCTATGATGCACTTGACGAGCTTGCTACATTCAACGCCTTCAACAAGGCCAACGTTGCAGGCGCAAGGGCAAATCTGACGGGTGCCATCGCTGACTACCGGGAAGGTGTTGGCAGTAAGGATGCCGTCAGCGAGGCTTCGACCAAACTAATCAAAGAACTACAAGAGAAGCAAAAACTCCAAGCAAAAGCCTACGAGAAAGTCGTGGCCGAGGTCGCTATACAACGGCAGGTCAAACCAGAAGACCTGCTGAAAATCATGCAAGGTGACTACGGCACTTTCAAGGAGCTGAAAGAGTTGGAATATACGGGTAGGAAAACACGCGTGGTAAGTGCAGGCGGCACATACGCAAGTGGCCCCATCATGCAGACCATCACCGAAGCCGTACCAGCCAACGAACGAGAGCGACTTGCGCAAGCCGTAAAGCGGCTGAACGATACCGAAATCGACAACTTCCAGTCCATCGCGGAAGCCGCCCAGATGACCCAAGTGGAAATCGAAAACCAGCGCAAGATGGTTGCTCGTGTGCTTAACGGCAGGGAGAAGAGTACAACCGAAACCACTAAAAATAGTGGAAGCGGTACGGTGGCGAGCAAGGAAACAGTCTATGCAACCGACAGCATCGCAGCACAAGAGAAGCTAATTGCCGACCTGACGAAGAAATGGCGAGAGGCAGGTGCAGCGGTGCGTGATGACTACGCTGAACAGCTGGGATATGCCAGGCAGAAGTTGTCGGAAATGCAGGGCGGTTTCGACCCAAGCCGATTGACCAAAATGGAAGGCACGCCGATGGCCGACCTCGCGAAAGTGGACGCTCCTACCATCCCCGTCAAAATCGAGATAGACACATCGCCATTGACTCAACTCGAAAACGAGTTGAAGGCGTTGACTGAGGCTCAACAGGAATTTGGCAGATATGCACCCGAAGTATGGCAATCATACGAAAAATCCATTGAAGAAGTCAAGCAGAAAATTGCTGAATTTAAAGGCAGCAATACGCTTGAAAAAGACGCAGACGCATCTAAAAAAGCATTCCAGTCCGCAGCCAGTGCCATCGGGCAGGTAGGCAATGCGCTTAACAGTATTGAAGACCCTGCCGCAAAGGTCATGGGTATTGTCGCGCAGGCAATAGCCACCGTAGCCAGTGCCCACGCTCAGGCCCTTAATCAGGACGGCAGCACGAAGTCCAATATATGGGCTTTCCTGGCAGCTGCAGCAGCTTCTACGGCATCTATGATTTCAATGATTTCAAGCATCCACTCTGCGACAGGGTACGCAGAGGGTGGTGTTATACCAGGCAATCATTTCAGCGGCGACATGCAATGGGCGAGGGTCAACGCAGGCGAGGTTATCTTGAACCATGCCCAGGTCGGGCAGTTAGCCAGTGAACTCGAAAACTCTGGAGTGCAGAACCTGCGGCTGTCTACCAGCATCAGCGGCGAGCAGATTCGCATTGTGCTTAACAACAACGGAAACCGCACGGGGCGCGGCGAGTATGTCACATCTAAAATCGGGTAGTTATGGCGAGACAGATAAAATGGCGACTCCAATTTAAGAGCCTGAACGGAACAGGATGCTTGGTCAATGTTTACGAGGAAGGCTACACCGGCAGCGGTTTGACTACATCAGGCAAAACGGGAAATAATGTGCCTTTTACCGTGGAAAACGGTGTAACGTCTCTACTTGGTGCGGCGACTCCGTTTGAATATGAAGAGGACAACAGCAACGACCTATTGCACTTCGTCCGTTACAAAACGGGATATATGCGCGTTATCGAAGAGACTTATGGCCAGCTGACCAACTTGCAGCCGAACAGCATCAGACACCACTACATCGAAGCCTACTATGGCAGCGAGATAGTGTTCAGTGGATTCCAGCAGTGCGCTGAATACTCAAATGAATGGATAGCAAGTCCGCGTGAGTTGGAATTTCCTATCGTCTCGCCGCTCGGACTGCTCGACGCTTTCAACTTCACCGCTCCATCAACGCCGGAAATGACCAGCATCGGCACATGGATGCAGCAACTTATTAACGGCCTCGATGCAGGATACAGCAGCGTCATCTATCCTGGCTCGTCATACGCGCCGTGGAATTGTCAGATGCACTCGACGATCATCTGTCCGTTCAATGGAGACTTCAAGCATTTCGACTCAGCCGACAAGCTGTGGAGTCCTAAAAGTTACTTGTATTTAATAGAAGGAATCTGTGCGTGCTTCGGTTGGACGGTACACGATACACCTGCGGCCATCGTCTTTGCCAAATTCGACGCTTCGACGAGTGAGAGCTACTCGCAGGTGAGCGTCGCAGGGCTGACGAGCCTATCAGGCAGGACAAGCGTGCAGCAGCTTGCCACGGCGTTAAACACTTACTACAGCAACTACGACGATGCTGCATTGCTGTCAGTCGTTCGGCCGTTGAAGGACATAGAAATCTCGCTGGAGGGTGACGATGTGACACAGATAAGCACCACCACCGCCCACGCCACGACGGGCGTAAACAGCCAAGACGGGAACTCAGTTTTTCGTGGATGGAAGATGACCCAGGTAGGACCAGACGTTTCGGGCGATCACATTGGCACTGCCACGTTCGATACGGGCGGAAACGTCTACTATGCGGGACTGTTCCCGATTGCCTACGGAAAAATCGAAGAAAACGCAAAGACTGTCTCGCTGTCCGAGTTTTGGGTGCTGAAATATAGCGGCTCATGGACTAATGGATCGCTACTCATCAAGAGCGTTTTCAACGGTATAGCTCCCAAAAACTCGCAAGGCTGGTGCTTGCTGAAAATCAAGATGGAGCGTGGCAGTAGCTTGCAGAACATGCAGGCGACTGGCTACAGTGACTTGTTGGTGAACTTGGTCATCAAGGTGGGAAGTCAATATGTCAACCTCTCTAACGACAGCTTGACCAATTACGAAACCCGAAATGCCGTCACCATCAGCGGCGAGACTGGTAGCGTAGTTCCAAACAAGACGCTTGCAACGGCAAGTGTAGACGATTGCGACGGCATTTTGTTCAGACCGACAAACGGATGGTGGGTTGTCAACCAACCAATAGAGGTGTCGATGTATCACAACGCGACGGGGAACTTGCAGAACGGCGAAATACTGAAAGTGACTGACCTCTCTCTGCGTAACCCGTCAAGTAATGACAAGGACTACAACAGCTACTACAACGACCGAAACAAGATAAAGCTGGGAGGGAATGCCACGGGAACAGACGGAGGCAGCGTCACCGTCAACTTCAATAACTACGACTACCACATGGGTCAGCATTCCTTCGGCGACGATAACCGAAACATCAGCGGCAACGCGCCGACGTTCGGCTATATGTTCCAGCCCCTGACCGTCCTCGTCGAAAAGATGAAGCGCACGGCAACGGCCATCAATCACAATGAGTACGCAGCCAGATACACTTATTGGATAAACGGCTGGCGTTGGCGACTGCTGGCAAAGAGTTTCAGCATGAGGGACGACGAATATACTATGACAATCGCAAGATCATCGACAATAGAATAATTATGGCTACACTCGGAAACAATCTAATAGTATCACTTGGAGGTACGGCCATCGCAATGGCCAAGAGTTGCACTTTTCTGCACAACTGCGACGTTCACGAAACC